GTTTCAAGCTCATAGCAGCATACTCGGGAACCATTTCGATCACCTCGCCGTCATCAGTGATCTTATTATACGCGGTCTTCGCGTTCTTACCAAGCGCTTTCTTCATAATATAGCGCGCACAATAACTCGCCGTTTCAGGCGTCAAGTCTTGCACAGACACCATACCATGGCCCCACAGGTCACTTAGCGTCGGCGAATCATAAAACACTTGCCCACTCGCCGATGTTCCACGTGGAACCATGTCATCACGAAAGTGAACATTAAACAGGCACGCATGATAATGCGGCCGCTCATTCTGTGGCCCATACTCGCCACACATATAAAACCGCACGGGCTCAGGCGCAACGTACTTGCGCAACCTCTTCATAAATTTCTGATAGTCGCCGTGACACAAACTACCATTGGGAGGTAAACACCCGTTACCGTAGGTAAGGGTCACAAAACAATTGTCATCCCATTGCGACGCCTCGTGCATACAGCGCAGCGACCAATCCGAGGCCCGTCGCATTCTACAACCCACACACTGCCCGCAAGGCAGTTCAATATCTCCCAAGTAGTCACCATTACGCGACTTCTCACTAAACACCACCCCATTAGCGGTTCTCCATCCCCTAATGGGGTGATAGCAACTCATAGACGAATCCCTCCGCGCATTGGCGCAGCCTTCATGTAGACAATCTTCGTCTTACCCATGTGCTTCTTAAACTTCGACGCACTCTTCTGCTTATTTACACCACGACGATACATAGTAACTCCAGGTTGAAAACCATTCAAAGCACCACAGGTAAAAAGCACCGTGCGGCATCCAAAAGGCCAGGGTTTGGGGGCGGCTAGCCCCCATCCTAAGCCACCCCGGTGCACCCGCACCGGACTCCTACGCGGGCGCTATGCGCCCACAAGCACCACCCGATTTCGCACCATCAAAGCGAATTTCGGGGTCTGGACCAGTCATCCCTTGTAGTTAACTGGTCCAGGTGACACCGTAACAAACCGGTGTCTCACCTACTCACAACCAAAACACAACCCAAAACTCCCCGCGGTCGGCGCGACTCACATACTCCGCACGAAACTTACTGTTCACTTCCCACGCATTCTGTACACGCCTCGCAGAGTCGGCCTTGGCATACCAATCCTCTACATCTTGGTAACCATTGCCGCGGAACACAGTCTCGCCCGTTTGGGCGTCACGCACACAGGTCATTTCAGCCATGTCAGCACCTACACCCGCGTCATCAGTTCTTCGACCGCTTTCACGCTCTGCTCACGCAGCACTTTTACGCCGGGATCTTTCTCTGTCGTGATCGACCGCTTCAGACTCGCAAGCAGCACGGTCAAACCCTGCTTCAGATAATTGCGGTCCAAAACAGACAGTTCCTCAACGTTCTTCGTAGCCATTTCGATCTCCTTAGGGCTCTGCGTCATATAACGCAGAGCCATCTTAACAAAACAAAAACCCTACTGCAACATCAACTACTTAGTTTCACGTGGAACAATCTTCGCAGCAAGCTCATCGACCGCCGTCACCACATCACGCGTAGGCTCGGGCGGCTTGTTCATCATCCCCAGCTTGATGGCTTCTTCACGGTTCTCAGGGTTCCCCAGGAAATCAATCATCTTCTGCGGGTCATGACCAAACCGCACACGCATGTGCGCAGGCAATTGCATAAAGGACTCTTCCGCGGAACGAACCGCATTCATGGCAGTATGGAAGTCCGTTACTTCGGTGAAATCACCAGTCATCGGCGGCTTGAACGTCGTAGGCAACATTTGCGTCACACCGAAACGCCGCACAATCGTATTGATATCAGCTTCCTCCCGAAACTGCTGCTGTGTACGATCAGATTCTTCACTGCAATTCAACGCAGTTTCACGTGAAACCTCGTCGGCATCATAGTTATAGGGCGAACGAATAAACACTTTACGCATGATTCACTTTCCAAGAAAACGCCCAGCACTCTGGGCAGAGGACAGCAGCTTCAAAAACATCTGCAAATATTGCGACACGGGTCCCGTGTCTTCCCAAAACTTCGCCTCCGCTTGACTCTTCGGAATATCCATTTCCTTTAGAAGGGCCTCTGCTTTACGCCTACGAACATCGGCGGCAAAAGCACTGTTAGCCACCTTACCATCGGTCCGCCGTTGCTCATTGAGCTCATCACGGATCAGCTCACCCTCCGCTTGAGTCCGGGTCGTTTCGGCATCAATCTTACCGGTACGGAAACGAGACTCGCGCAGTTCCTGCAATGCACGGGCAGTATTCAAACTCTGCTCCATGGTTTCACTACGCGTTTTCTCAGTCTGGGCTTCGAGGTTCTCAACAGCCGCGCGGCTCTGCGCTGCCTGCTGGTAAGCCGCAACTGTGTCAGCACTTTGCTTCGCGGATCCCATACCGGCCACAATTGGATTTTCCACTTTAGCCATTGCACCCGCTGGAGTACTAGCGCCGCCCTGACTAACTGCCAACATCGGATTAAGTCCCGCCTTCTTAAGATCAGCGACCGCGCGCTGATATGCACTTCCGGACATCCGCTCTTGGAAGGCCATCTGTTCCCGAGCCAACATAATGTTTTGCTCATTCGTTTCTTCCTGGGCACTTTGCCCATCAAGACCGGAGCCGATACTGCCACCGATCATTCCACCCATCGGGCCACCAAAATAGTAGCCCGCCGCAGTGCCAAGTATTCCACCCAGTTTCATAGAACCTCAGAAGTGATCAATCATGCCGGGCACACTAAACAACGGCATCGGACGCGCGCATTTCATGTCCCAAAAACTGTCGAAGATAAAATGCGGCGCATTACTGCCAGCCGCTAAGATACGAGTCATGGGCGGATTCTCGACAATAAACTCAGGTCCCAAGGTCGGCGCACCAGTATTGAAATACTGCGCCAAGTGCCAAGCATCCAAAGTACCGCTCACATAGGATTTAAAGTCGCCCGTAATCATCGATGGCGAATAACGGTATTCGGCCCACCGTTCTTGATAGCCAAACACGACATCATCATTAGTTGGGTTCCCCGTGTTATAAATCTCACCACGGAGCACAGCCTGTTCACCCAACATCGCAAACGCCGGGAAGTAATAGTCATACCGCGTGCTACGGCTCCACATCTTTCGCAAACCTTGTTGATAAGTAAGGTCTGCACGAACACAAACGAGCCCAATCACGAAACCATGTTCAGTAAAGCTTTGCACGAAACCATGACGGTTTGCCAATAGTGTTCCCACAGCGGCAAGGTTACCCAACGGGGTATCACTACCCGTAATAGACGTACCCGAATTCTGCACCACAGGGTTAACAATCAATGGCGTAGAACCACCGCCCAGATATTCAGGACGTTGTAAACGAGCATCAGGAGATATAACACCAAAATGAGCGCGAACAAGCTCCGTATAACGCGTACCGCCACGCGCATCACGCTCAAGTAAACGTTGGATTTGGAAACTCTGCCGTAGCTGGTTGATAGTTGCTGCAGTAGCGTCTGACAAATCCGCGTACATATTGACAATAGCCAGACTCGCATCTCCACCGCCTCCCATCACAGTCGTAGTCGTACTCGCACCTAACACGCCGGCAGCACTAGCGAGCGCACGATCAGTAGTCGGACTCGTACCGTCGGACGTACGTTGAAAGATAGTCGGAAAAGCACGAGCCGCAGCACCATGCGGAACTTCCTGCGTATAAACAGGCGCAGTCGTGCCTAGCGGCAACGGAACTTCAACACCGCCTTTAATCGGCCAGGGCAAACACGACGTGAAATAATCATGTCGCTTACCGCGTCGCAAGATGTTAAAATCAGCCTCAACATCGCCAGTATCAGCACGGTTAACCGTAACACTGTCCTGCAAATTTTCGTCACGGAACCACTGGTTATAGATCAGGTTGTAACCACGCAACGGCAGGGAATTCACCGTAACATTTTGACCTGATTGCGTCTGCCCAAAACACGGAATACCCATGTAATCATAGATGGAGTTGTTATCAAAACCATCAGCACCAGACGTGACAGTAGGAACAACAAATGATATACTATCCGTAGGATCATCCTGCTCACCCATAAAACGAACCCAATTCGTCCACACCAAACGATTGGGCACAAAGAAGAAAAACGAGTCAAGATACATATTATCCATCACTGGAAAAATAGGCGTAGACAAACGCGCAAACGCAGTCATCTTGACATTAAACGTATCACCCGGTAGAATCTCCTCAACAAGCACAGGAATCAACTCACCAGCATTAAACGTCGTCTTATGCGCCTTCTGAATGTTGAAACTTGCGCGCGGAATATCAGCCCGCGGAACCATAGCGAACTGGTGAGTATTCACACTCTTGTTACGATGCATCATTTTCAAACTCTCCAAGTAAAAAAGCCCGCTTCTCGGCGGGCACAAAGGGCGTCAGTGCCCAACTCTCTTCACATGACCTAACTACTTATTACCCGCCGGTCACGCGGTTTTCGCATCCTTCCCACGAATCAGCACCACGTCCACATCGTTGTCGTTCACGTTGTGAAACTTGCCACTGTTCTCATCCCACATCGCGAGGTGGTGCAGCTCGTAGTCTTCGGCGTGGCGATTCAGCGTATTGTCATCCGCACGCCGGTTCACCTCATCGGCAAAACCACGCACAGCAGCGCCAGTGTGCACCACAAACATGGGCCGGTTGTACGCTTGCACAGCCGAATCCCACACAGCACAAACCGCAAGCATTGTCATTTCAGGTTCCTTTTCAGTTCACGGACTTTCGCTTCATGCACAATTTCACGCACGCGGCGGCGATCATCCGTATTATCACCACGTGCGCTAATAGCGCGCTTCTGACGCGCATACTCAATTTCATCCCCCTTCTTATCATCACCCCGCTTACGCAGTTTATCATAATACTTAGGCGGAGTCTTCTTTGCACCATTCTGTACAACAAAATCGTGCGGAAAAACATCACGTTGGTACTTCTCAAACCATGCCGCGCCGATCCCCGGTTTCAAGCTCATAGCAGCATACTCGGGAACCATTTCGATCACCTCGCCGTCATCAGTGATCTTATTATACGCGGTCTTCGCGTTCTTACCAAGCGCTTTCTTCATAATATAGCGCGCACA